ATTTGGTAAAAAAGAAATACAGTTTGAAGCAACCAATCAATTAAACTTCGTTGCCAAGAATATTAAAAATACAGCATTAAATACTTTTGATGTATTTTGTACCAAAGCAATTAAATTATCTACACCAGGTGATATACATAATGCTGCTTCAAATATTATTAACCTAGCAAGTGGTTTAATACCTCCTACATTATTAACAGGAACATCAGTGCCAACGCCAGGATGGAGCTTAACAACACCTTCCATGCAAATTGCTTCAGTCACTACATCTCATACAGGAGTATTCAATACAACTGCTATTAACTCAGGCGCAATTACTTCAAGCACTGTTGTGAATTCTCCGTCGGTTATTGCTACATCAGTCGCGGCAACAAGAGGTGACTTTACAACAATAGGTGCACCATTACCTTCAGGTCCTGTATCTTATAATGGAGGATATAGTCCGGCAGTTGCTTCAGTGTCAATACCGAGTGTACCTGCTTTATTACCTCCTGCTGTTTCCGCACCTGTCGTTGCTCCTCTTCCTGGGATTACTTCAGGTTGGGCATATCCTACAGGTAATAGTGCAGAGTTCTATGCTAAGATATTAAATCCTGCATCCGCATTCTTATCTATTGTTGCTGATTTCTTACCTATTGATTTAGGTGCATGGGGAATGGATATGGTTAAAGCACCAGAGCCACCAAGTAAATCAACTGCGATTGTACCTAAAGGTTATTTTGCGATGGGTTATTCAGGTGGTTATATTTCTGCACTTGATGATTCGGCTAAAAACCAAACAAAAAATCTTAGGAACCTAGTATGACGGATTGTGTAGACAATAGTAATCAGTTAGTTCAGAATACTTTAGACATTTCAAATACCGGTGTAATAGACGGGGCAGGAAGATATACACTTGGACAAATTGATGCAGTAACTCAATCAGTTGCTGAAAGTATTGCTCGAGATGCAGAATCAAATCCATTAGGCAGAGCAATTAACAAATACGGAGATGGCATATATCAAGCAACCGATTATTTAAATACTTTATTAAGACAAAAGATTGGTTCTCTTGATAGTTATCCTGACCTTGCTGATAGATGGTCAAGAGGCAATATTTCTAATTTAGAAATGGCTGATTTTCTACAAGGATATAATTATGTACCTGATAGTTTTATAAACGAAGGTGATGCATTTAGATTAGCAAGAAATTTAGATTCATATTATAAGAACGATTTTAATACTTCTATCTTAGGTGGATTTTGTAATAAGTTTGACCAATTCTTTGCTTCAGTTGATGCGTTCTTTGATTTGATTGGAACCGTTGAAGGTTTAATTGCTGATGCAATGGAACTAGTAAATAAAATAAGATCATACGATGGTATAAAAGACTTATTTCAAGAAGGTGTTATTCGAGCTCTTATTAAAGAAATCAAAGATAAGATTAAAGATGTCATAGATAAAGTATTCCAAGAAGTACAAGATATTATTGATAATTTTGACCCAAGTAAAATTACCGAGGGAGCAGAAACATTTGTAAATAGTAAAGTTGTAAAAGGCATTATGACAACAAGAGAACAAATGTGCGCATTCTTTACTGAAGAGAATAAGAAAGGAATTAAAGATAAGGTAATAGGATTAATTGATTATGCAGTAAGTTTATTCAATTCACCCGGTATTGAAGAAATACAATACTTAGTTGCACGTGTTTGCGCACTTGCTGGTAACATAGAAGCACTTATAAGGGACATAAATAAACCCCTTGATGATTATACAAGGAGATATAGTACCATTGTAGATCGTCTTAAAACGATCTCTAGGGTTAACGAATCAACAGCAGTACGAGCTGGAGCCATAAGGTATTCTCCAACAACTAGGCAAGAGGTAATAAATAGATTAGAAGGCAAATGGACTTCACCTGGTGGGAATGTAATAACAAACGATGGTAAACCTATCGAAAATGTTAAACCAATATCGGCGGAAGAATATAAAAATTTGCCGAGATGCGGTAATGTATTTAATGGTTCAGATTCAACGTTTGGAGTTGAAGGTGATTCGTTTGATGCAAAAGAAGGTGATGGAATATACGCATGGACAAGGGTTGACCTTGATGTGAAAGTATATTTGGTAAGAACTAAATCAGCGGCAGGCGTTACAGGCAAGCTTACTATTACAGAAGGGTGGGTAAGTAAAGCGTATAATAAGAAAGCCGACGGTCCTGAAGATAATTCACATTTAAGTGGTTTGGTTGTTGATGTTAAAAAATCTGATATACCAAATCCTTCGGTGTTTATAGAACAAGCATTAAAGAATGGATTTAAATACGTTAAAGAATATGACGACAAGATTCATTTAGATATAAGAGAAATAATTTAATGGCAATAGTAGATGTAGTTTCACCAAAACAAAAGAAAATCAGTCTTAATGCTGATTTTCATAAAGACTTACGCATAAGTCCGGTGTCAAAAGACATTGCCTTATTAAAAGACGAAGACGCAGTTAAAGAATCAATTAAAAATTTAATTTTAACGGATCGTGGTGAACGATTAATGCAGCCAAGGATTGGCGGTAATATTCGAGCAATGTTATTTGAGAATATGACACCTGGTACGTTAAAGCTTATAGAAGACAGAGTAATATCTACAATTCAGACATACGAACCAAGAGCCCAATTAATTAATGTTGGTGTAAGTTCAGATCCTGACAACGGTCAGGTATTTGTTACGATAACTTTTTATGTTCGTAATGATCAGCAACCCATTCAGTTGGATGTTATTTTACAAAGGAATAGATAGAGATGGCAAATCCGAAGACCCCAATTACAGAACTTGACTTTGATTCCGTTAAGGATCAGTTAAGAACTTATTTACAAACACAAACTCAGTTTAAAGATTATAACTTTGAAGGTTCTAATATGAGTGTCCTTTTGGACGTTCTTGCTTTTAATAGTTATCAAAATAACTTCTATACAAATATGGCACTTAACGAAATGTTTCTTGACTCTGCCGTCCTCAAGAACTCAATCGTTTCTCACGCTAAAGAATTAAATTATATTCCAAGATCTCGTAAATCAGCAAAGGCAACAATTCAAGTACAAATCGTTGCTCCTGACATTACTGACTCAACAATTACAATTCCAAGGTATTCAGAATTTGGTGTAACATATCAAGGTGAGAGTTATTCTTTCGTAACAGATGAAGTATATACTGCTCGACGTGTTGTAGGTACAAATCCAAACGACGGAACAACTTATCCTCCTGGAACATTTGTTGCTGATAGCATTGATGTTTATGAAGGTGAAATGCTACAGAGTTTCCAAAGAGAAGGATTTATTGTTGATGCTGATGGAGTATTAAGAGTTTATTTAACAAACAATGAAGTGGATACAGATTCCATTGTTGTGTTTGTTGATGCTGAAGCAACTGATGACGCAAATGTATTTACAAGAGCCAATACTATTTACGGAGTAAGACCTACAGATAAAGTATTTTATTTAGAACCTTATCTTGATGATCGTTATTCAATTTATTTTGGTAAGAATCAGTTTGGTTTACAACCTGAAGAATTTGAGGATGTAAGAGTAAGATATAGAATTTGTTCAGGTGCAGAACCTAACGGAGCAGGCTCAACTGCAGACTTCAGTGCAAGTTTTGTTGAAGGTGGAACAATTACTTGTAGAACAATTTCTGCTGCAGCAGGTGGTGCTGAAAGAGAATCAATGGAAAGCATTCGTTACTTTGCTCCTAAAGCATTACAAGTTCAAGAAAGAGCAGTCACAACAAAAGATTACGAAGTATTATTACAACAGGCATTCCCTGAAATTTCTGCGGTCTCTGCTTATGGTGGTGAACAGCTTGACCCACCTCAATACGGAAGAGTTGCGATTAGTGTTTATTTAAATGACGATACACAAATCATTTCTTCAACATTATCTAATTCATATATTGCTTACTTAAGAGAACGTGCTCCATTAGGTATTGAGCCTATCTTTAAACAAACAGAATTCGTATATGCTGATATGACGGTGATTGTAAATTACAGCAGAAAGAATACAGAAAAGAATGCAGACCAACTTGAAACATTGGTACGAGCTGAAATACAAAAATATTCTGATGATAATCTTGAAGGATTTGATAAGACATTAAGATCGTCAAAACTATCAAGTGCAATTGATAATTTGGATACTGGTATTTTAAGTAGTGAAATTTCAATTGCTCCAATTATTGATTATTCTCCACCAGTTAATTTTGCCACAAACCCAACATTTAGATTTGAAACCAAACTCGTTAAGCCATATCCTTATAAGGCAGCAAATGGATTTACAAGTTATAAGCCTGCGATTAAGTCTTCTCCGTTCGACATTGACGGTACTTGTGTATTCTTCCAAGATGATGGTAATGGTAATATTATGATTATTACTGATGAAGTTACTAACCCACAAATTTTAAATCCAACCGCAGGTACAGTTGATTACGAAAAGGGTGAAGTTAAATTAACAAACTTTAAAGTGGAATCATATACGGGTTCAGCAATTAAAGTAATGGCAAAAACAATAGACAACGATGTTAAAGCACCACAAGGTCGTGTATTCATATTAAGAGATACAGATGTTAAAGTTGTAATGGACTTGGAAGAATTCCAAACTCCTGTCGCAACTCAATCAGCAACGAATCCTCCTAATACGACAACCAACACTTCGAGTGGTGGAAGCGGCTCAAGTTATTAATAAGAGAGAAGAATAATGCCTCAGGGTGAAATCGAAAAAAATATATCGCTTTTCATAAAAACGCAATTCCCTGCGATTTATAGGGAAGATGGACCTGAGCTTGTTCAATTAG